GCGCCGTGCGCACCGACCGCGACGACACGCCGAGGTCGTCCGCCAGCGTCGGCACCGTCCACTCGCCCGGCTCGGCGGCCAGCGCGGCAGCGACAGACTGCGCGATCGTGCGCCGCTCGGCGTGGCGCGGCTGCGTGACCCAGCGGCCGTCAGCGACGCGCAGCCACACCTCGCCGGCCGGCGTGCGCAGGCGGGAGCCTACCGGGGCGTCGCCGGGGGTCACAGCCACCCCAGCGACGGCGCGCCGGTGTAGCCGCGCCGCCAGATGAACCACCCGTAGGCGGCCGAGTCCGTGCCGCCGCCGGTGAACGACGGCCGCCGGGTCAGGACATGGACGGCGAACGGCGGGTGGTCGCGCCACAGGGGCCGGCGCTTCTCCGACTCCAGCATCGCGAGCCGGAGGAGGAAGCCGACGTAGCCGCCCTTCTGTACGACCTCCAGCGCGCGGCGGATGTGTGCCTCGGCCGCGCCGTACGGGGGATTCCCAAGCACGAGCCACGGGCGTGGCACGCTGTCGTCAATCGTCAGGTGCGCGAAGTCCTCGGCGGTGCACATGTCGCAGGCGATGAGACCTGCTGCGCGCGGGTCGAGGTCGACGCCGAACACCTGCACATCGGGAGCGCGGCCACGAAGGGCGCGCACGAAGGCGCCGCCGCCCACCGACGGCTCCATCGCCCAGCGGACGCGGAGGTCGAGCGCGTCGTCCGGCAGCGACGCGACACAGCGCGCCGCGACGTCGTCGGGGGTGTAGTAGGCGTCCAACGCCACGCGCTCGCCGCCTCGGCTCGTCGCGCTCAGGCGGCCCCCTTGCGGCGGCGCTTCGGCGGCCCGTCGCCTGCGCTGTCGGTGTCGATGACGACCCGCGCCGGCATCGCCTCGGCGGCCTCGATCGCGCTGGCCGTCGGGGTCCAGCAAAGCTGGCCGCTCGCCTCGACCCAGCGGGCCGTCAGGACGTGCGCCACCGCATGGGCGACCGCCTGCCCCTCCCGCGCGTCGGCGGCCCCGTAGCGCCCCAGCGTCGCCGCGTGGGCGACGATGTCCGGGCGGTGCCGGAGGAGCTTCGTCGGACGCTCGGCGAGGTCGGGGACCCAGCCCATCAGCAGCGCGTGCAGCCCCCGCTCCCGGTCGAGCGGGTCGGCGACCAGCCACGCGGGGATCGACAGCGACAGGCGCAGCCACGGTGCCGCCTCGCCCGCCGTGAGCTCGCGCTCGCGGAGCGGGACCAGCGTGCAGGCGCCGAGGAGCGGGACGGTGTCGACGGCGTCGCGGCGGTACTTCGCGCGGGTGCTCCACTCGACCACGATCGGGAAGGCGCGCAGCCACGAGAACTCCTCGAGCGCGGCCAGGTCGCGGAGCACGGGGCGGACGTCGACGTCGGCGTCGGCCTTCCGGGCCTCGGCCTCGCTCCAGTGGATGCTCCACGCGTCGCGCAGGACGCGGGCGACGAGGCGGACACGCTCGGCCGCGAAGATGCCGTCGACGGCGGGCGTGCCGGTGTCGCTGGCCTTGGCGGTCGCGAGGGCTTCGCGGGCCGCGAGGATGGCGTCGGCGAGGCCGCTCATCGTGCACCGCCGGCAACGATCGCCGCCCGGATGCGGGCCACGTCGCGCTCGAGGCGGTCGACCAGCGCGGCAGCGTCGGCAGCCTCGTCGAGGGTGATGCGGCCGTCTTCGAGGAGGTCCGCAGCGGCGCCGGTCGCGCGGGCGAGGCTCGCGATCGTGGAGGCGTCTGCGGCCGGGGCGGTGGCGTCGACGACCCAGCGACCCCGGAGCCCGATCGCGTGGCCGAGCTCGCCGACGAACCGCACGCCGGCCGAGGTCGAGCCCGCGGCGACCCGACGGCCGATCGCGAGCAGGGCGGCGACGCCCATCGCGCGCTCGCCCGACCACCACAGCGAGATCGTGGACTTGTCGCAGCCGAGGTGGCGGGCGAGGTCGCCGCGGCCGACCACCGAGGTCGTGAGGGCGTCGAGGGCCGCAAGCGTGTCGCGGTCGCGAGGAGCGAGGGAGATCGCGTTCATGTCACCGAACCCGCGTTGGCGGTGACATCCCGCCCGGCGAAGGTGGAGGGGGAGGCGAAGAATGAGCGCACGATCACGCCGCGTCCGGCTGGGCGTCGGGCTCGCAGCCGCAGGCCAGCAGTCGATGCGCCCGGAGCTGCGTCGCCTCGTCGGCGCCGAGGTGGTCGAGCAGCCGGGCGAGGGTGCGGGTCGAGAGGCCCTTGCCGGCCTCGATGTGGTGCAGACCCGGGCGATCGTAGGCGACCGCGGCGGCAAGCTCGGCAACGGTAAGGCCGCGTGCCTCCCGTAGCGCCCGCAGCAGGCGCCCGAGTTCTGGGTTCTTCGCAGGGGGCATCGGCTCTCCTGTGGTCGGTGTGGCCACGGGGTGAGCGTACCCCACCTTGGCCAGACCGTCCACAAGCCCACCCGGGTACGTTGCCCCTCATGGACAAGCAAGAGCTAGCATCTGAGGTTCGACGCCGACGGGCGGCGGCTGGTCTCACCCTACGCGAGGTGAGCGAGCGGTCGGGCGTGGACTACAGCCTAATCGCCCGGATCGAGAAGGCCGAGCGCAACGTGACGATCGACACCGCACGGCGGGTGCTCGACGCGCTGGCGCCGGCCCCGGACCCGTACGCGGCCACCGTGGCGCGCTTCGCGGCTCTACTTCCTCGGCTTGATGACGCTGAGCGGGTTGCGCTCCTGTCGATGATCGCCCTGCTCGAGCAGCACCACCCGGGCTAATCGCCGCGGGTCGGGATGCGCGAACACGACCGCGAGAAGCGCGCCCCGAACCTCGTCGTCGGTCTGCCCGTTGAGCGCGAGCGCCAGGGCTTTGCAGAGCGGCTTCAACATTTTCTTCGCTCCGGTTGTGGACGGGGTGTCCAAGCGTGCTAGTCTGTGGTCACACCGACCAACGGTGAGGTCCACGATGCCCGACATTAAGACTTCGGCTGCTCCCCGCCAAAATTTGGCCCTCCGCGAACACCTCGCCGCCCACCGCGACAGCGTCGACCCCGTCGCGCCGCCGCGCGTCGCGATCCCCGCCATTGTCGCGGCCGAGCTCGCCGCCACCCGCCGCCTGCTCGCCGAGGCCATCCAGCGCCAGCGGGACGGGCAGGTGTTCTGGCCCGCGGTCGCCTTCGCGGCGCTGCTGCTCGGCGTCGCCATCGGGGCCGGCTGGCTCGGCGGCGGTGCGTCGTGAGCCTCACCGACACCGAGCGCGCCGCCATCGCCATGCGGCAGGCGTCGGGCATCCGTCCGCGCCTTGCCCGCCGCCGCGCCTCGCTTGCCACCGACGCCGCGGCCCGTCTCGCATCGATCGAGCGCGGCACCCGCGCGCTGGCCGCGAGCACCACCCCGGAGGGCGACGCCCTGGGGCTCGCCGACCGGCTCCGCGACTACGCGCTGGACTGCCGCTCGCTGCGGGCCGTCGACGAACTGCTCGCCATGCTGGAGCCGTCGTGAAGCCCGCAACCGCCGCCATCTGGCGCGGCAGCCTGCGCCCCGCCGACGCGGGCGAGGCCACCTCGGCGCGCCTCGTCGCGTACACGCCCGGCCTCCCGCGGCTGCTCCACCGCCCCGCGCTGGCGGTGGTGTGGCGCCCCCACGACGCCCGGGTGCGGGCGCTGCTCGACCAGGTCGGCCGCGCGTCCACCCGCGCCCACATGGCCCGCGACTGGCTCGGCCACGCGCCCCGTCGCGGCTACGGCGAGGAGCGCGCCGAGACGCGGACCCACCTCCGGCCGCTCGGCGAGTGGCTGCGGGGTGGCCGGTGAACCCGTGGACGTGGACAGCGACCACGGAGCCCCCGCCAACGCGCGGCGCCTACGCTGGCCAGCCCGGCGTCTACGGGCCGCGCGTCACCCACGAGGCCGTGACCCCGGCCGGCGACCTCGTCGGCGTCATCTGGCCGACCGACCACAGCGGGCGCCGCTGCTCGATCCGGCGCGGCATCGTCGCCGTGTCCTCGCTGACCCTGCCCATCGGCACCCCCGACGACGTCGCCCGCGGCCTCGTCGACACCCTGATCACACTCTGGAGCACGCCATGATGATCCCCGTCGACATCCTCCACGCCATCGCAGACTGGGCGCGCGTCGCCGAAGCCCGCGTGTCGGCGGTCCTGCACTACCCCCACAACGGCGTGGGCGTCACCGTCACCGTCGACGAAGCCGCCTTCCGTCGCGCCTTCGCCGGCTGCACCGTCCGGGTCCGCGAGCCTGGCGACCCCCACCGCTGGGCGGTGATGTACGGGCCGGACATGGGCGGGTGGTGCGCGGAGACGGTGATCGCGCCGCGTCGCGCCGTCGCGCCGGCCCCCGAGGTCGTGCTCGTCGAAGAGCGGCTGTGAGTCTCGCCCACCTGACGACCCCGGCCGACGTGGCCGGCGTGGGTGGCGCGCACGCCACCGACAGGGCCCTCGACGACGCGCTCGGGCCCGTGTGCCGCGCGTGCGGCGACCCGTGCGACGCCGACGCGGAGACGTGCTGGCGCTGCGACATCCACGGCACGGCGCCGATCCCGGCGTCGTACCCCAGCGACAGGGAGCGGTGATGGCGACGGAGTTGGCCCGGATCGGGCCCGGCAGCATGGCCGAACTGCAAACCTTCGCGGTGGCGGTCGCACAATCAAAGTTCTACGGGTTCGCCGACGCTTCGCAGGCATTCGTGGCGATCTCGGCAGGAATGGACCTCGGTCTGTCGCATGCCCAGAGCGCGCGAGCGTGGCACATCATCAACGGCAAGCCCACGTTGACCGCCGACGCCATGCGCGCGGTGTGCCTCGCGTCGCAGGTGTGCGAATACTTCGAGGTTCGCGCCAAGTCCGACGACGGCTGCACGGTCGCGACGAAGCGGCGCGGCGCGACGGCCGAGCGCGTCGTGACGTGGACGATGGCGGACGCGAAGCGCGCCGGCCTCGGCGGAGGCAACTGGGCGAAGTACCCGCGCGCCATGCTCCAGGCCCGCGCGACGGCCGAGCTCGCCCGCGAGGTGTACCCCGACCTCCTGCTGGGGATCTACACGCCCGACGAGCTCGAGACGGTAGAAGCCACCCCGACGGCGCAGCCGCGCACCGTGACCCGCGACCCCGAGCCCGTCGTCGCCGAGGTGGTCGAGCCCACGAAGCCCGGCCACCACGCCACCTGGGAGCGCGACCGCGCCCGGTTCTGCGCCACCGTCGGCGAACTGGGGCTGCGCTACGAGGATGTGGCCGACTACTGCGCGATCGCGCTGGGCAAGCCCCGCCCGTCCGGCGTGCCGAAGAGCGACCGCGACAGCCTGCTCGACTGGTTGCGCGGCAAGGGTGCCGCGAAGGTGTCGGCGTGGGTCGCGGAGCGCGCCGTCGCCGAGGTGGTCGCGCCCGAGCGCGAGCCCGGGCAGGACGCATGACCTGGCCCCTCCCGCCCCTCGGCGACGCGCCCACCGTGGCCGCCGACTCCGGGATGCCCGGCCCCTGGGGCCCCGTCGGCACCTCGCGGGCGTGCTGGTGGCCCGGTGGCGTCTGCGCCGCCGTGGTCGAGCGCGCGCCCGACGGCTGGCGCGTCGCGGTGTGGGGTCGGGGTGGCGCGTCGGAGTGGCGCGGCGCGATGCTGCTGCCCCACGCCGTCGACGCCTTCGAGGCGCAGGCGGTCGCGATGCGGATCCTCCGCGCGTGGGTGCGGGCGTGACCCCGGCGGCGCTTGGGACGGCGTTCGTCCAGGCCCGCGTCGACGCGGCCGAGGCGCGGCGCGAACTGCACGAGCAGCGCGCACGATGGGGCACGCTCCCGCTCGGCACCGCGCTGGTGCAGGCGGCCGAGGGGCGACGCGACGCGGCGCAGGCGCGGGCCGGCCGCATCCTCCAGGCGATGGACGCCAGCGGCGCCGACCGCTTCGAGTTCGACGCCGACCCCGCGTTCGCGATCGTGCGGGTGCGGGCGTGATGTCCGACCACCGGCGCTACCGCGTCGAGGTGGGGGTCGCCTGCGCGACCGACGACGGCCCCCGGTGGCTGTGGCGCGTCGTGGCGGTGTGTGGGCGCCGGGAGGCGTGGTTGCGGGCGATGCGGTTGCGGTTGGACGGCGTACGGGCCCGATGGGCCGAGGAGGCAGCGTGAGCGACGAGACGGTGAACAACCTCGCAACCCTCGACCTCGCCAGCCTTGCCGCCGAGGCGGAGCGGCTGGGGTACCGACGCACGACGGGCCGATGGGTCGAAGGCACCGACGTGTGGGCGTATCGCTCGTACGACGACCAGGACGACGGATGGTACACGCACGACGACGGCTACACCGCCGACGAAGCCGAGGCCCTCCGCTGGGTGCTCGCCCAGCCCGAAGCGGTCGCCCGCCGCGCCATCGTTGACGCGGCCGAGGCCCGCGGGCGCACGCAGGGGGCGCTTCTCCGCGCCGTGGTCGAGCGCGCGCTGGACGAGCACCGCGACGCCGAGATCGCCGCGGCCGAGGCCCGCGGGCGCGATGCCGAGCGGGCGACCGTGGTGGCGTGGCTGCGCGCCGCCGTGGCAGCGTACCGGGGCACCCACGCGGAAGACGCGCTGGCCGACACGCTGCGCGACGTGATGGCCGGCGAGCACGCGCGGGGTGGCGAGTGAGCCCCGCCGACGTCGTGGCGCTGCCGGGGTGCCGGTGGCTGCCGGGGATGCGGGGCCGCTGTGGCGATGGCTCCTGGGTGCGCGTCGTTGCGGCCCCCAAGGTCCGGGGTCACCCGCCGCTGTGGGCCTACGAGCACCAGCAGGGCGACGAGGGGGATGCGACGTACACCCACACCGGCGCGCACGTCGTGGTCGACCCCACCGACCCCGCCACGCTCGGCTGCCTGCTGGCGCTGGTGCGGGTGGCGTGGGGCGACCCGCACGTCTGGGTGACGCCACCCAGCCATGATGCGCTGTGGCGTGTCTGGCGCGTGGTCGACGGTCGGTGTGTACGCCTCGCTGGTGGTGTGCGGGAGTGGGACGCCCTCGTCGCCGCCCTCGCCGCGGCTCCGGGGCGTGCGTCGTGACCCCGTGGTGGGACGACGCCGGCCCGACCCACGCGCGCTGCGTCCGGTGCGGCTGGGTGCCGTACACGCCCGGGCCGCGGGGTGGGATGCCGCGGCGGTGTCCGCGCTGCCCGCCGCCGGTGGCGAAGCCGCGCAAGCCGGGGCCGCTGTTCGCCACATCGTCGGAGGCGTCGTGATGCCCTCGCTGTGGGACCTGCTCATCGTCGCCGACCTCGTCGCGTGCCGAGGGCCCGATCGCGACGTCGTCGCGGCTTGGCTCGTGGGCCGGTGGTTCCGCGAGCCGTGGGCGCAGGCGTGAGACTGACGCAGGTACAGGTGGCCGAGGCGCATCGCGTGCTCGGTCTGCGGGCGGGGCGGCGCCTCGTCGTGTCGGTGAGCGGTGGCAAGGACTCCACCGCCACGGCGCTCGCGTGCATCGAGGCGGGCTTCGACCCGCTGCTCGTCCACATGGACACCGGCTGGGAGCACCCGACCACCGAGGCGTACGTGCGGGACTACCTGCCCGCCGTGCTTGGGCGGCCGATCGCCATCGTGTCGGACGCCCCGTCGTGGCCGGATGACGACGAGCGCGAGATCGTGTCGCGCCGCTTCGAGGGCATGATTGGCAAGCGGGACTCCGCGTACATCCGGTGGATTGTCAAGAAGGCGATGTTCTCGTCGAAGGCGAAGCGGTGGTGTACGGACTACATCAAGGTGAAGCCGTTTCACGCCTTCATCGCAGGACACCAGCATCGCGTCGTGTCGGCGGTCGGCATCCGGGCCGACGAAAGCACGGCGCGGTCGGTGCTGCCGGAGTGGGATGCCGAGCACGATTCGCGCGCCGACGCCGTGTATCCGGTGTGGCGCCCGCTGCTCGCCTGGGGCCTGCAAGACG